TAACGTAACTTTGATAACACGCTTGCTCACGATACGGTCACCTTGCTAATAGCATAAGAAATACTGTTAAGGGACTTTGCAACACGCCGTACCCTATAGTCACAGAGAGGATTGCCGTCATTTCCGAACTCTGGCTCCTTATCCACAAAGAGCAGGGTGTTTTCGTCAATGGGGCAATTTGTATCATCAGTAATGAGTACCTTGTCATAGGACTCTAAGTTACCGAACATATTCACCTGGGCATATCCAGTCGCAGGTGAAACACTGCATTGCAGTTCAACGGGGCTTTCATAGCCCACCTGGTATTCACCAGTTTCATTCCCGTCATCGTCCAGAAGTGGCTCCCTACCTTTATACAGGCAGTAATGCACGGGTTTGAGATTGCGCTTCATCAGCTTCATAGAATCACCCCCGCCATAGGAAGGATTCGCCGCAGCAGGGTAGGGGGAATGTCACCATCTTCATAAGAACGGGAAACGCCGTTTTCGCTGTGTGCTGTTTCACCCTCTGCCCCACGCTTGTTCAGCATATAGGCGGCAATCTCAACATGAACCGTGTCATATTTTGCAGGAACTTTATCTTCTTCTGTATAAGGGTAGGCACGGGAAAGCACTACCCCTTTCGCTAAAGTGAGGTAAGTGGACAACACATCGTTATCCGTTTCCTCTGTCATGCTTTTAAGCATGGTCAGTTTCTCTTCATCGGTCATGTTGTCCACCTCCTTTCAATCTTCATTAGACCGAAGTCTTGCCAATGTCAGCGGCATTCGCCACATAAACAGAACGGCTGTAGGTCGGCTTCGCAAAGGTAGTAGAAATACCAGTGAACTTGCCGTGATACCATTCGGGACCATGGTCAAGACCAATCTGACCGAAAAGCTGATACTTCTCACCCGCACCCGTCTTAGCAAGCGGCTCCAGGAAGAAGTTACCCTTACCCGGAACAGGCTGATAAACAGGAGCCAGGACATCAAGGTTCAGAAGCATTGCCGTACCCGCAGGCAGGCACTCACCCAGATACAGGTAAACAACACCGATAGGGGTTACCACACTGGAAAGAGCAATACCGTTAATCTCACGGGCAGCAGGAACCACTGTCAGACCATTCTGAACAGCGTCAGCGTTGACCTGGAACAGAGTCACAGCGTCACACCACAGCACCAGACCGTCAGTCGGAGCATTCGCACCGTAAATCTTCTTCACCATGTCGGCAATATCCCACAGACCCAGGGGCTTCTTAGCCATTGCCATAATGTTAGTGGTGATAGCATTCACCAGACCACGGGTCTTGTTTACCTCAGAATCAGAAGTAGCCTTGTTGTACTCACCGTTGATAAAGGTGTACTCAATATCACGGTTGACCTTCTGAATCTTAGCGGCAACCTGGAAGTCCAGTTCGCTCATCGGGTTTGCCTGCTGCTCTGCAACATTGATACCGCTCAGAGTACCCATATTGCTCTGCTTACCGTAAGAGATACCAACGGACTCCTGGAAAATCTGAGTGACGTTCGTTTTCTGAGAACGGGTCACAACATCAGCGTCCGGGGCAGTCAGAGAAGCACTCTCACTGATTGCAGGCTGAGAGCCATTACCGTTAGAGGTGTACTCCTGTCCAGTAACGAACTCTACATGATTCGTGGTTTTCGCCTTGCTACCGATGATGGAAGAAAGCGGGGTACGCACGTTACCCTTGTTAAACAGCATTCCAGAATAGTTCAGAACGCCAAAACTGGTTGCAAACGTATCTGCCATTGTCTTTTACCTCCGATTTTTACTCTTTCATCTGATTCGCTTCATCCTGCGCTTTCAGACGTGTATAGTAGGCAACTGCGGTCAAATCGCCGCTTGCCTGCGCTTCTTCGATTTTCTTAGCGTAATCCATGCCGCCCGTCCCATCAGAACCCGCAGCAGGTCTGGGAGTTTTCTTCATCTGTTCAGCACGAATTGCCTTTTCACGGGACTCATTGAACGTAGCCTGGTTCTTCATAACCGTGTCCATATCGCCGTCAACCATTGCGATTGCAGTACTGTCAGCAAGTTTCTCATCGTAGCCCATAGCTACCAGTTTGGTCTTTTTGTCTACCAGAGCGATAGAACGCTTCAAATCGGTATTCTCCTGGGTCAGCTTATCCATGGTTGCTTTCTGTTCAGCGGCAGCGGCTTCATCGGCAGTCTGCTTACCTCTTAACTGCTTCTTGTAGTCAGCAGCTTCGGAATTGGCTTTAGAAAGCTGTGCTTTCAGACGATTGATTTCAGCGTCATTGTTCTGACCTGCACCCGCAGCCTGTAAAGCAGTAGAAATCTCTTCCTCAGTCATACCTTCCTTGTAGGAATCTCCAAGCAAATCACTTAAATAACTCATAATAAAGTCCTCCTTGCGTTTTAAGGTGTTCCCTCACCATGTTCTTCTGTTTTATCCTCTTGTCTGAGTGTGCGTTTTAAGGTGTTCCCTCACCATACAAGCAGGTCAATCCTGCGAAGTATCAGTTTCAAGTTTCAGTACACAACGGCAGTTCACATTGTTCTCTGCCTTAGTGAACTCACCCGGTCTGGAAGCATGGTCACCATCAAAGGTATAAAACTCTTCGTCCAGAGCCACGCTTACACCTTCCAGATATTTGTGAGTATCCCGAACGGCTTCATCCCGGACAGTCACCCATTTCTTTGAGACTCCCAGTCCTCTTGTGGACTGGAACTCATAGGCTCCATCCTCTTCCGCTGCATTGAATACCCTGTGATATTCAGATTCGACTAACGTCTGTAAGCCCGACAAATCCCCGGCTATCACATGGTCAGCGATTCTGTCCTCAAAGGTTTTACCGTCTATCACCTCATAAATGGCTTCCTCCATGGAATCCACGTCTACGGTCAAATCGTAGGCAAGCATATCTGCCGTGGCTGTAATACCCTGCTGATAAGCCCGGATGAGCAGTGATAAAATGTCATCCGCAATCTGAGCAACCTTTGAGGTCATATCCTTCCCAGAAGCGGAGTAATAACTGGTGGAAGTCAGAATGTTGAGTTCATCAAACGCAGCAATATAAGCTGAAAATGTATTATTCATAGGCAAAATAAAAAGGGACTATGAGTTCGTCACTCACAGTCCCATTGGACTCACCAGAACCTCTGTCCTGGTGTTACTCTTTCATTCTCATCTTGCGTTTGATTTCAACAATCGTAACCTTGCCCTGCTCAATCAGCACTTCCACTCTGCTGCCGTGCTTGAGCAGCGTTTCCACCTGCTGTACCATTTCCTTTGTCAGTGTTGGAGTCATCGGTTTCATCCTCCTTTTCCGTATTCTGCTTTTCAAGCAACTCCTGTGCTTTCTTCTCCTGTTCCTCTGCATATTCCGCACTTAATGTGTATGCCAGGTCAGAATCAACAAACAGTCCGCAATGCTCAAAAGCAAGCCGTGGATGAATCTTACTGTTCTTCAACATAAGGTCAAGCACCTGGGCTTTTTGCAGAATGTTTTCGTAATTTCTTCGGGTAAAGCGAATTTCAATATTGCTCTTGCTTCCGCAGCAGACCAACCATCTCTCATAATGACCGCAGACCCGGTATCACTGGTAGACGTACCGCCGTTGCGGTTCGGCATACCACAGATAGTCAATACCGTCTGGTACATATGGTCAACCAGAGTTTGCGTTTCACCCTGGTTCAGAGTACTGGTCAGATAAGATACTTCGGCTTTCAACTGAGGGTCAATATCCCGGAACTTAATAGCCCCTTCCTCTCTCAGCTTCTCATAATCGTCAGACGAAATGTCTACGTTATGGAAAAGCATGAGTGCCTGGATAAACTGTTCAACACCATCCTGGCGGTTACTGTCCGTAAGGTTAATTGCGTCAAGGAGCGGGATAACCAACTCAAACGCACCAATACGGGCAATGTTC